ATTCATTTGCTTGTCAACCCCATTTATTGTGTCATCAAGATCTTCTGGCATGTAAGGGCCAGTTCTTGGATAAGCTTTAATCATCACTTCTTGTGGAAGATTAGCAATAGCTGAACGATCTTCGCGGATCATTCCACCATCTTGCATTTCTTGTGTACGACGACCTTCCATGCCCTCATACATTCCATCTGAATAATGTCTTTTTGCCATAGTGGCTCCTAGTTACTGCAAACACCCATATGGGCTGCAAGGGTAGTCCTCTAACTATCTTTAGAGTTCTCGGCTATCTTACCATCATGTAGTTGTTGCTCAAAATATTTTCTTCTCTCGATAAAATTGTGGTAGGGGGAAACACAATGTTTAATCCCACATCGTTGGTTAAGCGTATCTTTTCTCGTCAAAGGGGAATGAAATAACTCATAAGTGATTCTATGGGGCGCCCTTAAAGAAAATGATCGTACAGCTGTAGGAGCCGGAGTCCCATTTGGTCTAAGAGACCCCGTCCAGGTCCAACATTCTGTCAAAGAATTATAATTATTTACGTGGCAACCTATATAACATATCTCAGAACACCACGCTCCACTTATTCCATGATTTCTAAAGATTAATTTACCACAAATAATACATGGGAATTCTTTTATTCTTCCCGATTTTCTACACCATGCAGTAAAATTTGCATTCATACATTTTCTACATATATTATGACGCATTTTATTAGCAGTTGTTAACGGGTCATTGCACTTACTGCAATTAGTTTTCTTTATTTTCATGTAGTTGTTGCTCAAACTTTTTTGCTATAAATTCTTGGAACTTCTCTGGCGTCATATCAGGGCGTTGTGCATGGACATACTGTGAACTTAGATCAACTGCACGTTCGCGTGGAGCATCTGGGTCTTCTACGAGCGCGTAAACTTGGTCAGCAGTAATAGGTTCTTGTTGTTCCCATTTTGTAAGATATTGTTCATCAAAAGATAAAATCATATGCCATTTAGTGCTCAGTTTTTTTTTAATCACTGAGTTAAGTGAATCTTTAAGGCAATCAGAAAGTAAAAGCTTTATGAACTTCTTCTTCTCGCGTTCATGTTGTTTCTGTTCTTCTTTAGTAGTTGGTGGCGTAAATTTATATTTTCTATCTTTGTAATCTATATCAAAGCCAATATGCATAAGAGATAGATTCTTATCAAGTGTTTCGTAAACTGACTCGATGCCGTCTTGTATATAATTAACATATTCTTCAAGAAGAGAAGAGTTCCTGTCGGGAAACTTTTCAAGTAATTCTTCATCGGTGAAATTGGGTGCCAATCTTTTTCTAACTTCTGAGGGCTTAAAAAATGAGGTTGTATTATTTTCCATAAGTTCTTTCGGGTGAACTACTTAATTCAAGAGGCTTGTTGAGATGCCGGCGAGGCTGAAACTGCTGGAGATGCTACTGCTGGAGCAACTGCTTGATTCTTGAAGACTGATTCTCCTAAAGAGATTAAATTCTCTGTAAGCGAAATGAATTCGTCAATGTTCTGTGCGTTGATATTTGAGGCTATCGACTCAATTAATTGTAAGAATGCCATGGTATCTCCTAAGGGTTAGATGGCAGCCGCCGTTGGTTGCATCGGTTGGGCTGCCGGAGTAGTGATATTTTCTTTTTCTTCTGCTACTGAGTTTGCTTTCATTGCATTCGATAATGTCAGTAACTTTTCAATATTGGCGATGTCGAGCGAATCAAGCTCCTTAAGTGCTTTGACAAGATTAAGGAAGCCGATATCTTCGTCTTTAACCGCTTGAGCCCTACGCTCTTCCGCCAGCGCCTGATTCTCTTGAACACGAGACATTCTTTCAACGCCAAGTCCTTCATCTGCAATAGAGCGAGCTTTAGCGAGTTGGGTATCAGCTTGAATCTTCTCCATTTGGACTTGCATTTGAATTTGTTGCATCTGTGCTTGTTTCTGCTCATCTTGCTTAATAGCATCAATAAGTTCTTTCTTATTAGTGATAGTACAGGCATCAAGCAATACGGAATTTGGAACCGGAACATTGAGTTCACGTAATTGTACAAGTTGTGCAAATTGCATCTGTTTTTGCGTAGTAGTGTTGAGGCCTTCCTCAACTGCTGCCCCATATTTACCAAATGCTTTTTGATAGAACTGTGCCGTGGGTTCTGCACCTTCTAAGATCTTCTTAACTTTACCGGGCATGTAATTAGCTTGGATGATATCTAAAATGACATTACCAAGCAGTTTCTGTGCAAAGTCTAAGTTATCAAAAAGAACTTGGAGTGTAGTAAGACCTGCGCCTTGCCTAAGCATAGATAATATACCAGCTTTATCATCAATGGCTGCACCCAATAATTCCTCGTTAACGCCACTGATCTTCATAATTTCATCAGCAAGAATTTTTGAAAGCTCAATCATCGATGGTGGTACTTGAGCCGGATCAATGCGTTCAACATCGGTCATCAATGCGTCATCTTTAAGTGCAAGACCACGCCCCTGTCCCGTTAAGAATATATCCTTAGGATTGACGAGCGCGTTTTCTTTGTATTTAAACCCAGAGTTTATTTGAGACTCCAAAATATCAAGCTCAATTGCTTTACGCCTATTGTAAAGATATTGCGCATCGCGAAGTCCGCGAACGACCCCACAGACTCGATAAGGCATGTAGGGCATTTGCGGATTGTAGTACGAAAACACTGGAACGAATGGATATTTATCGATACCTAATGGATTTGGCCCATGGTAGAAAACTTTATTCTCAATAACAATAGCTAATCTGACAGTTGGAATAGATTGCTTGATAACTGAAACCGTAGGATACATTTGAAGATAAAGTTTCAATGCCTCTTCATCTTTTCCAGTCCATTCCATAGATTCACCAGTTTCAGAATCAATCAACATTCGTTGTTCCCTGAAATCTTGGTACCAGAATTCGTCATAAGTAAGAAGATTATTTACTGACCAAGAATAGCTCTCAGGCATAAATTGAAATTTGCCATCACGGCCAGAGCCTGAATCGTGTGTCATGAGACCAAGTATCTCATCTTCATATTGTGGCAATATAGATATAATTTGGCGCTTATTCATGAATTGTCTGCGTAAGACACCGCGACAGTCAGAAAGATCCATCTTACGGAAATAGGGATCAATTAAGAAGCTATTGTAATCACAGTTATCAACTTTAATATTCCCTGAAACCGGATCACTTCGAAGATCGTTCCATACATATAATAAATTCATACCAGTTACTAAAGATCCATGGAAAGATTTAGAAATAGTTTCTCCAAGTCCTTCGTTGCGGTCTATATGCATGAATATTTTAGTGAATTGATCTGCCGTTTCTGCATCACCATTTTCTATGGGAGTAGCGATAGTGGATTTCCGGTTTCTGCGTTGATAACCAGATATCATATTTATTACGGGTTTTATTCTATTGAAATTGAATTGACGCCTGCGATTTGCGGGTAAATTACCATAAAGATCATTGAAGAATGACTGGTCTCCTGCCTCGTATCGAGTGTCTGTATCGGCTTCTTGCCAAAATGCCTGGTTAATCGTTACAGATTCGGCATAAAATGTCTGAATACGCGCAAGAATGGACTTATCATCGCTATTTTGCTGTAGATACTCAGGCCCTAATTGGGGAAATATCATTACTACTCTCCTGTTTTTTATATCCAGGTGGGGAAAAAGGATAGGGGACAAACCCCACCTGGATTAATTAACAGCTAGTGTAGATTTATGTAGATTTAGAAGCAAGTATTTGTTATCATTTAGGAACCAGAAATAACTATAATAAAAAGAAAAGCGCAGACGTGCGTTAGGTATCGCTTAACACATAAAGCACCGCCCCTTCAGGAGCGGAGATCCGGGTTCGAGTCCTGGTGCCTATTAAAATGTACATCAAGGTGGGTAAGCATGTTTAATATCGAGACACGCCCTTAAAGACTGAGAGTCTCCAGCGCCTTGAATAATTTATCATTGATATGGGCGGTTAAAAATTAACGGGAAATGGAGTAGTAGCTATCTCGCATGCCTTGGGCGCATGAGACCGCAAGTGCAAGTCTTGCTTTCCCGACCAGATATGTTGATATGAGAATTAACAATGACAATAAAATACAACCATTGGACTTTTCTTGAAGATTTAGGAGAGGATCCAAACAAGAAATATCGTTATCTATGGAAAGTTCAATGCGACTGTGGATATATTGGCGTAAGAGTTAAGCGCGATATAATCAAAGGTAATTCAAAACAATGCAAGTCTTGTACTTTAATATCATTATGGGCAACAAGAGTTTATAAAGAATGTAAACCAGTTAAACCGATTGAAATAGGTCATAAATTTGGAAATTGGATTATTGTTTCTAAATCCCACTTCAAAGAAGGTCACTGGGAGTGCAAATGCGATTGGGGGAAGATAAAAGTTCACCCAGAACGATATATTAGATCAGAACTTTCTTCAAAATGCCAGCAGTGCGAAACAAAAAGACGGCGCAAGATTATTATCCAGCGCAAGAGTATATCATTCGCTAAGAAATCGCCTTTAGACGAAGAAGAAGTGGAAGCGTATAATAATAAGATATCCCCCATAAATAATATAAATAGACGATACCTTAAATAATTATAATCTTGAGTTGGCTCTCGTCGTCCAGTGGTTAGGACACCAGGTTTTCAATCTGGTAATCTCAGTTCGATTCTGAGCGAGAGCACCAATTATCTCTGCATAAATTGGCTTAAATCGAAAATATTTCTGATATATTCTTTATGATCATCATCTCCAATGAAAAATGTAATGAATAAGAAGGGCAACGATAACTCGGTTGCTAGAAGCAATATAAGAGCAAAAGGAGCTAGTATTGCCATACATAAATAATATCGCAAATTAATCATATTATCTCAATGCTGGATGTAAAAAATCTTTATCTTTTCTTCTATCTTTAGATTTACCACAATCACATAGTGGTTCGCTCATAATAATTCCATAAAAATGGACACAGCTCTTCTTATGCTTAACGATCTTATCAGGCTCAGGTATATAGCATGGTTCCTTACGGCACGTCCAATTATCTTCACAAGAGGATGAATGTATCTTCATGGCGCGTATGCGCATTTCTTGTTCTTGCTGAGCGAATGCTTTACGCACTGCTTCAACTTGCTTCTTATGATCAACTTCTTTGACAGTATCTGGGATAGCCGTAATAGTATTCTGCGGTTTGTAATTAGCTTTGAAACCTATATTCGCAAGTGATTCTCTAATGAATTTAAATAGTGTCATTTTCTTCCTCAAAAGACATAAACCAGCCTTTTTTCTTCATCCAACCATATATTGAAGTTATGATGGGTATTCTGCTTTCTATTTTAATTAATCTATCTTCAATATAAGATATTCTTCTTATATTTTCATTTACTGTATGTATAACAGTATCTGAAATTTTTTGTTTATTAATCAGTAACACAATAGAATCGCATCTTTCAGAAAGTCCTTTTAATTTATCTTCAGTCTTCGATAATTCTTCCCTTATATCGCGTTTAATTATTGCGACATCTTTTTTCCATTTTTCAGAACAATCACATTTGAAATCAACTTCAACAAGATGTTTCTTCATACGTCTCTCTTTTTATAGTCTTATTATGTGTGGTACATAACGTATAAGTAGCTTCTTCGAATCCGCTGTAAAAGTTATAATAGTTATCTTTGCACTCGGTACAATAGATTGGAGTACCGTATATATCCACTGCGTCTTTTAATTCTTTAAATGGATTCATTTAATTCCCTTGAGGTTGTCTAGCCATTTAGGATTGGTGATACATCCCCAATTTCTTGAATAATTTGGATGTCTTGCACATGTCCATCTAGGCAGTTGTTCATCAAAATAAATGTAATATAAATATTTTGCTTTATATGATTCAACTCCACAGTCGATACATTTTTCTAGTTCAACATTATTCATTCTGGTTTCTCTATTTTATTACATTCAATACACACATAGGGTGAATCTACTTTTTCTGCTAATGCCTTCTCTCGCTCCTCAGGTGAAAGAAAATAGTTGAGCATTCTCACAAAGCATTTATTACATCTAGAACATTTCATTCTGGTTTCTCTGGTAATAGCATCCAATGAGTTATATCTTTACTGCAATCAAATTCTCCAAAAACAACATTATCATAGTCTTCATCGTATTTGCATATTTCTAGTATTTTTCCATCACAGTTGCCACACATGGGCTCACCATAACCTATGAATCTTTTATTCTTTGGCGTTTTTTGATCAACTACCGATATCCAATTCATTCTGGATCAATCGATGGTAATTCAGACCACATAATAGGATAATGAAGCAATTTATCTTCGAACTTCCATCCATCTCGACAACAATAATAGCCTAATGCATAGTAATTCGGATAATTCGGTGATCCCATACGACATCCACAAAGTATTAATACTTCTTTACCCGCCAACGGTAATTGTTCAGAAACTTTAATCCATTTCATAAGTTTTGTTCCTTTCTATCATTCCATTCGCATTCAGGACATTGCCAATAGCCCCCGTACCCCAATTCCTTAACATGAATAATATTACTGAAATTCTTTTTATTTTCCGGCATCCATCCATAATGAGAACAATATTCTATCAATTCATCATGTGACTTTTCAGGAAATGTTTTCGATATTTTTTCATAGATATCTCCACCATCAAAACTAATATTACAATTCGGGCAATGAGTTGGGAGTGCCATTATTTTCTCCAACAATGGCAACCATATTTGCATTCGCCATCACATTTAATAGATTTAACTTTATCTAAGATATCTTGTTCATCTTTCTTGCGCTGGTTAGATAACTTCTGACACCAACCACATCCGCTATCCTGCGGGCACTTAAACAATATGGATTCTTCCATCAAATTTTCATCCTGTCTTGTAAGATAAGTTTCTTCTCCGAAAAAGCCTGTAACGATTCAAGTTCATCTATCGCACCCTTCTTACGGTCTGCCAATAGCTTTTCAAATGCTTGGGTAGTTATAATAACAATTCCCTTAACATTATTATTTAGAATATTTTGAACTTCGAGTTCAGAAGAACCCTTAACAAATATCTTCATATTAATACTCCGGTAAATCTTCACGGAAGAACCCACCCTGTGGCTTATCTCCGTAAACAGCTTCTTTATAATTCTTTTCTATCTTAGCAGCGCTCGAATAGTTTCCACAGCGTGGAAGAGCTGCGCAAAGATATCTCATAGCATCTGCACCATGCGTATATTGATCTTTCCGTGGATAACCACGATATATCCTTCTTTTCGCATCATATTCTTCTTGATAATTCTCTAAACATTTAATAAGACGCGCGCACTTCTTCTCATCTATCCATATCTTGCCTAGACTACGTCGAACACCTTCAATTCCGTCCTCTATGCCAATCTTAACTGGCTCTGTAAACTTCACACCAAGCTCCGCATAAAGCTCGCGTCTGGACAATCCTCGAGATTCTTCTCTTTTCATAACATCATGTGGCGGAAAATGACGCTCGAATATCATTCCATCAGCTTCTTTGTTAGCTATAAACTGCGCAAAGTGGGCAATGAGCTTATCACTCGCTTCGTAATAATCAAAAATTCTTACAATATCCCCAATAACCTGAAAAAATATGATAACGCATGGATCCTTGAGGCCGAAATCCCACGCCGTATATACTTTGTGATATGGTTCCCATGGGACATTGCCGATCTGGCCCTTAAGGTACATCTTAGCGATTAATTTTGCGTAATATGAATGTTCGTCGCCATGGTCAAAACTACACCAATACTCTTGGAGAGCTAATGACTCAGATATCTCACCAGATTCTATTTCTCTTTGTACGTCATGTGATGATATATGTCTTGTATCATCGATAGTTAAGAACTGAACAAACCAATCGGGATTATTTCTCGCGATTTCATGAAGTTCATACATATGGTTCTTGCCACGCGGCGTACTAATGAGCATAACGATACCGTTATTGCCTTTCATGATAGGCATAGCAGCAAGTTTATACGCATTTTCATCAGACATTGCGTACTCAGAGAACACGATCATTTTCGGGTTGGAACCAACGATTGAACGATCATAGTTGTCACTACCAACAAAGCGAATAATTGATTGGTTAACGAGGTATATCGTCATTGTATCATTACGCATTTTGAGTATTAGTTGTGGAGGTATAAAGTCTAAGAAGCCTTCGCCAGTATTGCTCTTACCTTCCCATATAACAGAACGCGATTGGTTCTGTGTAGGAAGACAATAAAGATATAAACCAACTTCTCTTATTGCTGCTCTCACTAAAAGTGCGAATGCACAGAAATCTTTTCCACTTCGCCTCGGATTTATCACTAGAAGCTTACGATATTTGCCGCCTTCTGACGCAATCGCTTGGCATACTGGTAGCTGATATTCTCTAGGCTTAAACTTATTGAGATGTATGGTTATTTCTGTAGACATTAATCTTCTTCCAAAAAGAATATCTTCTTAGTCTTTGTAGGGATTATATTTCTTTTAATGACAAATGGCTTAGGTGGATATATCTCTATTGTGTTGTTCACTTGTAACAACTGAGGTTTATCTTTCTGAAGTCTGCCATCAAGAGACAACGCCAGTAGAACAACATGTAATGGTATATCTCCGATCATTACTCATCCATCCTACAGACAAGATCGCTTCCTTCTTTCATCTGAATATTTCCAGCCCTAATATCCATTAAACGATAAGCAGGCTTTTGCTTTGCCTGCCACCCGCCTTCTATACTATTGAGAGATATAAGTGCTGCATCAACGGTATACTTTTCATATTCAGTGGTATCAATATCTTTAGACCATTTAATAGCTTCTTTAAGTAATCTCTTGTTGGTTCTATCGATACTAAACGTTTCTTTAGCGAGCTTATGAATATAATTAAGTACGCGCTTTATCTTGTATGGAGATAGCTTAAACGCGTTTCGATCAATTCTTATAATATCTACTGGCTCAAAGACTACATAGTTTCTTGGGTGAAACTTAAGAGTGCATCGCTTACGTGCTTTAACGCCTTCGTTATACCAATACATTTCTGCCGGCGTGCGTCTGCGCTTCTTCATGCGTATTATTTTAACCATTAACTATATATCCTTCCATGCAGCAGTAACAGAACTCATCTTCAAAATAATATTCTTGTTCAAATACATCTGGGAAATCTACAGGAATAGCAGGATGTGATACAGGCATTAATACCACTATCACAAAGGGGATAATGTTCATTCTATTCTTTCGGGATAGTAAGTGATTTTCTCAATATTTCAATTTCTTTTTCAAGAGTTTCTATTTTTTCAGCTACATATTTAGAGACGACATCTATTTTTTTAGATACAAGCATATTCAGATCAGAAAGCAC